AAAAATCATAAGCACTTTCTTGTTGCTTAACAAATCTTGGTCGATCTATGTTTTCATAAACTCTTTTATTAACTTCTGTTTTCTTTCTTTGTAATTGAGCTTGTTGATAGTACATGCTCTCATTGTATTTACCGATAGCTTTTGCAGATTGTGCAGCAGCTATATTACCTATGAAACTCATAAATTTTTGCCATCCTATAATAGTTAGTTTTGTCTGGACCATACATGGTCATCAAACCTTCTTTTTTTAAACCAAGCCACTCAGCAAACCGAATGCCAGTTTTAAATTCTTCTTTAACTGCTGTTTGTAATCTCCAAACTTCGCTGTTCTTACAAAGTAAATCTAATCTCTTCTTGACTGCAGAAGCTGCTTTAATTTTATAATCATGAACTCCTTGACTTGCCATAACCCAACCTTCAGCAACTCCATTCCAAAGAGGAATAATGCCGCCAGCCAAGATAGGATTATTGTCAGCCAGTAAAGTAAAAGAGAGCCCATGTACTTTAGTATCAATTCTATTTTCTGTAAAACTTGCATCTATATCCATTAATTTATTGTTTAATCCAAATTCTACCATTTGATCTCCATGGTACTTTTCGTAAGGAATAATTCTAAAATTAGCCATCCGATGTAACTAAAGTTGGATAGACTGCTAATATTGAACAAGGAAGAGGCTGATCTTGTTTAATAAATATAAAGCCATCCGAATTATAGTCATCGTTAAATTCAATTTCTTTGTCTCCAGCAAGTAATGTATCAACTGGATTACTTAATAAAGATGATGTTGTTCTAAAAGGAATAGTCTCTAAATTTGT